CAAAATTCCAAAACAGAAAACTCGAACACGAGGAATATTGTCCGGTTTCAAAACACGATGCGCTGATGAAGGAGTTGGAATGACCCTATTCTGGCACGCGGTATTGTGGCTGTTCGTCGGGCTGTTCATCGGCGCGTCATTTGGCGTGGTGATCGCCGGGTTGTGCGCGGCGGCGGGGAGAGAGCCGGAGCGCGGATGGATTCCGGTGAGCGAGAGGTTGCCGGATATAGGGCAATGGGTATTGGTATGGGTTTATGGGGGAAACGAGGTCGAATATGAACATCGTATGGCTAATGGCGATTGGGGATGTAGCGACGTCACCCATTGGATGCCATTACCCTTTCCGCCGGAGGTAGACGATGCTGACCGCTAAGGAGCGCAAATACTACAAGGTGTCGCTTGCCTACCACGAGCAGAGGCACGGCAAAGGGAAAACGGCGACTGACAGCGCGTTCAGAGAGTTTTGGGCGTGGTACGTGATGCGCGGCGGCACGGCTGACAAGGCGCAGGTGAAAGCGGAGTTGGGGCTGGAGGTGAGGGAGTGAAAAAATATATTGACGAGTGCGCGAATGAGTGCCTTGAAACACTAAGGCGGTGCCAACAAAACAGAGATAACGAGGTTGCTCATGTCGAAGCGGATGAGGCGTTATTAACTTTTATTTCCGCTATCGGATTCCCAGAAATCAAAACGGCGTTTGATGCTATTGAAGATAAGTGGTGCGCATGACCGACCTTGAGGCGCTGCTCCTGTGGCAACTGAAAGACGCGGGATTGCCGGAGCCCACCGTGCAATTCAAGGCGATAGCGGACAGGCGCTACCGTTGGGACTTCGCGTACCCCGATTACCGGTTGCTCATTGAGGTGCAGGGGGGAACGTGGGTAGCGAACACGGGACACACATCAGGGCGAGGAGTTGCGCGGGACTGCGAGAAAGCGAACCTCGCAACGGTCAACGGCTGGCGCGTGCTTTTGTTCACCGGCGACATGGTAAAGGATGGCACGGCGCTTGACACAATCATAAAGGCTATGGAGGCGGGATGAAACTAAAGCCGAAATATTTACTACTTGGATTGTTATTCGGGATTGTCACGGCGGCATCGGTTATGTACGCTATTTGGCAATATAACTTGTGTTATCCGGAAGTTTCAAGTAGCACGTGGTACTGCATTCAGCACGCATTCGGAGGGTAGAAATGACAGACTATTCCAGGATGACTGACGAACAGGTGAACGAGGCGATTGCGGTGTTGCGCGGAATTGATATTAAATCTTATCCAGAACATGATTGGCAACGAGAAGAGGACGGATCGATAGATATATTCGGTATGGACGCCGATTTTCACAATGGACCGGCGTGTATTCGATGCGGTTATTGTTACTGCCATCATTGTACTCCACCGGAAAAAGGAGATAAAGAGCAATTACCATGCCGCGCGGCTATTCCCGACTACACCCACTCATGGGAGTTGTGCGGGGAACTGCTGGAGGAGATGCCCAGTACCGTTGAATTGGGCAGAAATAGCGGCGGTGGATGGGATTGCATCTACGGTTACACGCTTACCGCTGCCCCCACCCCCCAACGTGCAATCTGTGAGGCGTGGTTGGCGTGGAAGGAGCAGGGATGACTGAAGAACAACGCAAACTAAAGACAGTAATTGTTTTATGCGTATATAGTGACGGATATATTTCAACAACAGCAATAAACCACCCGGTTAGTGTTTCGGTTGAACGGGAGATGATAAACGGCCCATTTGACGGAATAACGAATTTTATAAACGGCACAAGATTCTTTACCTTGAGGATTGATTACCGTGACTGACACGACTTTTGAGACGATGCTTGATTTCTTTTCACCGGACGTGGATTACGTCCACACGTTTTGCGCTGAATGTGGAACCCCGCTATCCGTGAACAATCACGCAACGAAAAGGCCCTTGTGCGAGGATTGCAAGCGGGAGGCAAAGCAGGAAACGGAGCGCAAGAAGTACGCGAAAAAGGCAATCATCCCGAACAGGTACGGCGACCCTACCGTTGACCTGGTGTACGCGGTGATCAACCAGGCTTTGGATGACAGGGATTGGCAGCGCAAGACCAACCCGGACGGTCACGAATTGAGCCTGGTAGATTGCGGAGCGCGGGAGTTCATCGATGACGGCGGGGTGGAGTTGTGGCTGAGTGCGCTGGGGATAGGATTGCAGCCGAGTTTGGCGAAGGCGGTGAGGGAGGCTGAATGACAACGGTTTATGTAGTTACCGCTGGTAGTTATTCGGATTATCACATATTCGGTATTTATTCGACACGAGAGATTGCCGAGACATACCAGAAATCAATCGGTGACGCTAACGATATTGAGGAGTATGAACTCGACTCAATGAGAGTAAGCCGGATTGAGAAGGGCGAACAATATTACCGCGTTGAGATGTTCGCAAAAGACGCGAAGGTTACCCATATTAGGATGTGTGATCCGCTTGATTGGCACGATGAAGAAAGAAAAAGGCATATATCAATTTATCCGAATGGCCTTTGGCGAAATCAAACAGAAATATATTTCGAGCATTGGGCTAAGAGCGAGGAACACGCCGTTAAGATAGCCTCTGAAATCCGCGCGCAACTTGTGGCAAGGGGTGTGATTGAGAACTTGGAAAGCCAGAATGTTTCAGCCTATTTTTCAGAAGATGGCGGATGGAAACTTGACAAGGAGGCTGAATGACGGAAGTTGAAAAATGCGAACTCAAGTTTGACATGGACCTGGTATTTGCTGCCCTCCCTGAAACTCACAGGAGGGCAGCGCTCCTGTTTATGCGGGGGTACACGCAGAAAGAGGTTGCAACGGAGTTGGGAGTACACGAAACGACAATTTGTAGATGGATGAAGCAATTTAGGCGATTTTACAGGCAATTTGCTAATTAAACGCCTGTTTCGCACGTAACAGTACATAGAGGACATTATGCAAAGACGTTGTGCTTGTGGAAAGCCAATAAAGGGCAAAGTCCATCTCTGCGTGGCCTGTCTAGAAATCTACGGATCAGATAGGGCGGAATGGCCGGAATGGCTGAAGTTCATGGTCAATGACCTGGAACGCGAATACGCCTCAGACAGGCGCGCGGATAAATTTGAAATCACTTTCACGGATTTAGGAGTGTACTAATGGCAGGACTTTTGAGATCACGCAAGTTTTGGCTGGCGGTGTTCGGTGTTATTCAGGCGGTTGTGTTGTTTTACTTTGACGTGCCGGAAGAAATCTGGCAGACCATTGCCGCGCTCGTCGCCGTGTTGATCGCCGGTATTGCCGTGGAGGACGCCGGCGAGAAGTCGAGCGGCGGGGGCGTTGGATAGCAAATCACCGGAGCAGGTTGCAATCGAGTTCACGGCGGAAGTACGCGGGTTACGGATGAACGCGGATTACTCCGCCAATTTGACGTTAAACGTGCCGGAATATTTCAAGCCCGCCGTGATGGAAACGTTTAGCAAGTGGCAGGGCAAGATGGTGCGCGTCGTGGCCGTTTTGGAATAACGGCGTAGATAGACATGAAAATATTATGCCTTTTGTGAAAGGTCAGGTAGCAAACCCGAATGGTAGGCCGCGCAAGCCCGTAGAAGAACGGTACACGAAGGCGGTCTATTCTGCCGTTAAGCCGGTTGAGTTGAAAGAGATCGTTGAGAAGTTGAGAGACAAGGCAATCCGGGGGGATGTGCAAGCGGCGAAGTTGTTACTCGGTTACCTGTTGGGCTTACCGGTAGCAACCACAAAACTACAAGGCGAGAACGGCGACTTATTGAAAGTCATATTTGAACACAGTCAAGATACAACTTCCGACATATCACAAGGGTCAACAGGAGATCGTTGACGGGCTATCACGCTTTAACCTTGTTGACGCGGGGCGGCGTTTTGGCAAAGACATTATGCAACGCCTGCTTGCGATTGACGGGATGGAGCGCGGGTTACCTGTTGGCTGGTATGAACCGATCTACAAAGACACAATCAATAACTGGGATTGGCTGGTTAGCACGCTTAGCCCAATCATCACAGACAAGTCAGAGCAGGAAAGACGGCTCTCCATTGTTGGCGGTGGATCGCTTGAAATGTGGTCACTCGAAAACAAAGACGCTTCGAGAGGGCGGCATTATGGCAGGGTCATTATCAACGAGGCGGCAAAAGTACCCCACCTGCAATACTCATGGGAATACGTTATCCGCATCACCCTCATGGATTTGACGGGAGACGCATTCATTTTTTCAACTCCGAGAGGTTACGACTATTTTCAGCAGTTATACCAGCGCGGACAAGACCCGCATAACCTGGCGTGGCGCAGTTGGCAAAAGTCGAGTTGGGAAAACCCGCACATTCCGCGCTCCGAGTTAGAGGACGCAAAGAACAATCTACCAGAGATCACCTACCGCCAAGAGATCATGGCGGAGTTCATCACCTCAGACGGCATGGTATTCCGCAGGGTACACGACGCGGCGTGCCTTGAACCGCAGGAGCCGAGACCGGGTCAGTACGTGGCGGGAGTTGACGTTGCGGCAAGCGTGGATTACACGGTGATCACGGTACTCGACGCGAAGACCAAAGAGATGGTCGCCATTGACCGCTTCAACCGCGTGGATTACCCGGTGCTTGAAGACAGGATCGCGGCGGCTTATTCCAGGTGGAATCTCACCGGCATGGTGATCGAAGCGAACTCAATCGGGCAGGGCGTTATCGACCATTTGCAGAATCGCGGAATGAACATTCAGCCGTTCACCACGACCAACGCAACGAAGCACGCAATTATTCAAAGTTTACAGTCAGCATTTGAACACGGGCAAATAAAGATACTTGACGATCCCGTATTAGTGGGGGAACTCTTGTCATTTGAGAGCAAAAAGACAACAAGCGGGAATTTTACCTACAGCGCGCCGGAAGGGCAGCATGACGATTGTGTCATGTCGCTCGCTTTAGCCTGGTACGCGGTAGATAGGGCGCAACCCGTGATTCTATTCGGAGCGTGATTATGAAATTATCAACCATGAGCAAGGCGACAAAGGCATTAGTCACGCTACCAGCACAGACCGTGCAGGCATTGGCGGACGCGGGCAATTTTACCAATTCGATCAGTTCGGTAGCAGAGGCGTACTCGCAAGTACCGCTTATTTACCGCGCGGTCAAGATGAGATGTGACGCTATTTCGAGCGTTCCGGTGCATATCTACAAGGGGGAAACGGAAGTCGATTGGCCGTTCCCGTGTGAGATGCGGGATTTGATTTGGAAAGTGGAAGCGGACCTACTCGGCGCTGGCATTGCTACCGTGCTGAAACTCCGCAACAAGGTGCGAATACTCGACCTGCAAAGGCTAAACCCCTTCACGGTTTCCGTGCATTACGACGCGGCGTATGGACTTACCTTCTCGCAGGCGGGCAAGGTATGGCCGGAGTCCGACATTATTTACATCAAGGAGTTTTCATACTCCGATGACATGACAAGCGGCAACTCGACGGTGCAGGCGTGCCTCAACGACGCGGCGCTGATGAACTTCCAGACGCGGTTTGCAAGCAGATTTTTCGAGAACGGCGCAATGCCGATCATCCTCATTTCAGCCGACGGCACGCTGGTCGAGGATGAAACAAAAAGGATCCAAAACTTTTTCAGCCGGTTGGCGAGCGGAGTTGGTAATGCCTGGCGCGTGCTGGCAACCAGGACAAAATTAACCCCTGAAGTTGTCAGTCAAGACCTCGACAAAATGACCATGCCGGAGTTGTACCAGCAAGCGACATCGAATATCGCCAATGCCTTTGGTATTCCCGTGACCATGTTCATGGGGGATGACAACTACGCCTCAGCCGACTCGCACCGCATGGGCTTTTGGCAGGACGTGATCAGACCGAGAGCAAGGTTGATTGAGGGCGCGTTGAACCGGCAGTTATTCAAGCCGTTGGGCATGGAACTCGAATTCTCGTTTGACGAAATGGACATCTTCCAGACGGATGAAGTCGAGCGGGCAAGCGCGTTTGCGACCTACGTGAACGCTGGCGTGAACCCAGAAGTTGTGAAAGAGATGCTGGGCATTGACGCGCCGGAGGACATGCCGTTCATGTCGCCTATACCTGAACCCGTTGAGGTAGAAAGTCCGCTTGACGTGACAGCAGAATTTGAGAAGTGGGAGCGCAAAGCATTGAAACGACTCAAGGAAGGAAAGACGGCTGACTGTGAGTTTGACAGCGAACTGATACCTCTTGGCGTGGCTGACGAAATCCATAACGCACTGAAACTTTGCAT